AGTCTTTAAGTATCTGAATACATTGATCTTTTTCGTCTGGGTGAACATCAATCACAATAGAATCATGAACGGTATTACAAATTTTTGATTTCATATTTCTCATTGCCTTATCTAATTTTACTAACGCAATGGGCAATAAATCAGCAGTTGCAAAACCTTGAACAGGATAGTTACAAATGGCAGTTCTGTTCGTTGCTGAACCCCACTCTGTCCATCTAGCATCTGGGAAAGAATACTCTCTTCCTGATGGTAATTTAACTACTTTATTTGTTACTGCTTGTTTCTCAAGTTCTTTGTGCCAATCCGTCACTTTCTCATACTTTTCTTTAAATCTTTGGTAGTATTGTTGTTGACTTCGTGTGCCACTAACACCCCCATACAAAGGTTTAAACGTGTGTGCTTTTGCTTCTTGTCGGCTACATCCTATAACAGACGCAGTATAGCTATGAACGTCTGTGCCTTCAAGAACATCTTTATAAACTTGTGGGTCTTTAGATAAGAACCCCGCTACCCTAAATTCTAATTGAGAATAATCCCCCTCAAGTATAAAACCCCCATCAAATCTACTTTCTACAACTTTTCGTATAGCAAATGTTGAACCTCGTGGCATATTCTGAAAGTTTGGGTTGCGACTAGATAGACGACCAGTTGCCGTTACACATTGCATAAACTCTGGATGAATAAAACCATCGTCATCAACGTTGTTCTTCATCCCCTCTACAAAAGTTGATAGATATGTTCGCAACGCATTGTATCGTGAATACGCCGAACAAAACTCACGAGCATCCCCTTCTAACTCGGGCAGTCTATCCTCAAGAGTTGTCTTATCTGTTTTGAATCCTGCTGATGCCGTATCTCGCACCGTTCGAGGTATTATCTTAAACCCTGCAACTTCTCCCGTTGAAGTGTAAACTACACCCTTACCTAAACAGGTTTTACAAACACGCTTTGCTTTCCCTTCAGAACCATCTTTTCTTTTTAAAGTAATTCTACCTGTTCCAAAACATTCCTTACATTGATTCCCGATTGTTTTGTAAACTATATCAGTCATGTTGCGAACGTGTCTTACAAAATCTGTGTGTTTCATACGTGTTCTCATCTTTGGTTTTATTGTGTTGCCCCTCATCTCGTGACCAAGATTAAATGTAATTGACCAAAGATTTTTATCTTTTACTTTCCTTGAATACAAAAGAACACTCTTGTCGTCAGGACTGGCAAGATTAATAGGAGTATCCCCCATAGCTTTCTTTGCCAGTTCACTTAACTTCTTTTCCAACGAAAGCATTTCTGTTTCGTATTCTTTTTCTATCTGATCTAAAGTATTCAAGTTTATTTTTAATCCGTTTGTTTCTACCCTAGATAGTGTGTTTACCATCTCAAATGATAGTTTAAGTGTCTCTTTCATATAAATCCCCAAATGTTAAGCCAAAAGCTTCTAATTGTTTTAATGCAACTTGTTCTGTTGCAATTACATCTGCTTTACCATATTCCTCTACTATTTCTGATGGAATTTCGTAAAACGTTTTTCCTTCTTTAAGATACGGCGAAACCAAGTCCGTCTCCTTTTGGGTAACGTTATAGCGTTTTGCAAGAGAAGCAAGTGCCAAAGACCAACGCCTTCCTTTCGCCCTAATATATTCCGCAACCATCGTATCATAAATTTCTCCCTTGTATTCAAACCCACACGCACGCAACCAAGTCAAATCAAATTTTATATTTTGTCCAACAAGAACATCAGCCTTGTCAAGATCATCTTGTATTAGTTTTGCCGTATTTGAATCGTAGTTGTATTCACTATCCTTGTGATAAAAAAATTTGTAATTAACTTCTTTGTTTAAGAGCCACTTCCAACCTATTGATACCAAACGATTATTAAAGTAAGGCAACGCAGTAGTTCCGCCCGATACTTTATCTCTGTGAGTTGTTTCTACATCAAGTGTTAAAATATTCATTTAGTAATACACCCCTTTCTGCACATCTATTTGAACATTAATCATTCCGTGCCACCCATTCACTTTATTTTTTGAAACACAAATGTGTCGCACAACATTGTCAACCTCACTTGATCCTGTCTTACCTATACCAATTATAACATCAGCTTCCCCTGCCTTTCCTGTCTTGGAATTGTCAAGCATAGCGTAATCTATAAATTGTCTGTCGTGAGCATCGTAACTCGCCTGACTGACTGCCCAAACCAAGCAATCATTTCGTTTGGCTATCTCTCTTGCAGTAACATAGGTTTCCTTCAATCGTTCATCTCCACGATTGTATTCGCCCTTGATTCTGAATTTGTCAAGCTGATCACAAAACATAATGTCTGGTTTGTTTAGTTTAGCATACTCATCAACTTCTTCTATAGATGTTCCCACCGAATCCATTATAACCAAATAAGGTTCTATTTCTTTTCTGTATCTATCTAGCAAATCAAATCTTTTTTCTATCATCTCATCTTTAGTCAATTCAAAATAAGATTGTATTATTCGTAACTTAATTCTACTGGCGGGTTCTTCGTTTGCCCAGTAAACAACTTGGAAACCTTGCTTAATATATGAAGATGCAATAAAACAACAAAAGGTAGTTTTACCTACTTCTGGTCGTGCAAATATAATACCCAAGTTTCCTCTATCTAGTCCTTTAATGTGTTCGTTGATTAAATGAAACTGAAACGGAAAGTCATTATCCCCCGCTTCTTCTGTCAACAACTCATCTAGGTTCTTGTCAACAATAGTATAAGTTGTCTTATCCCCTATTCTACCATCTTCTACCACATCAATTAATTTTCTTAACTCACCAAACTCGTCATTTTCACCTGTAAATATTTCTAGTGCTTTCTCGCCTATCTGTCTGGCTTTGTCACGCAACCACAAGTTATTAACCAGATCTAAATGAATATCATCACAAGATTCTACAACAACCAGTTGTGATATAATTTCTTGAATCCGTTTTCTACTTGAATCAGGCATTGCAGGGTTTCTGTCATTAAAGATTCCTTGCAATTCTGAAACAGATAAAGTTCGGTTGTATTTTGTGTGTGAATAAACTAGCGTGTCAAATATGTCACGCAGTTCTGCGTCAAACATTTCTCTGTCAATTTTGTTTTTAACTTTTGCAAAGAAGTCAATGTTAAGGCAGTAACCTAAAACTTGTCGGTCAATTGATATGCCGTTTGATAAACTCATCTCTTTCCCCTCTATTCATATCTTTCAAATCCTTGTTCAAAACAATTAATTTAGTTGGAACATAGTTCCGTAATTTTCTTATTAACGATATTGCCTTACTTGTAGCATCTTTGTCAAGTGCTACATAAACTTTTTTAAATTTTTTTATAATTTCAATGTGTTCATCTAGTAAAGATGTTCCCATCAAAGCCAGTCCTGTTGTCAGTCCAGACACACTACAAGCTGAAGGACAATCTTCCACAATGATTATATTGTCACTACTACCACAGATAAATGGTTCTTTATTATTACCATACCTTTTCCATTTAGGTTTCCTATAACCAAGACTCCTACCTGTTGCATCCACCACTCTTCCATTACTAAGACTTTTAACAAGAAACACTACTCTATCTTGTTGGAAGTCATACCGAATGTCAGCCAATCCAGACAAATAAGCGTCGTAAGAGTTTACTTCTTTTACATAATTTTCTGCATTAATATTACGAGATAAAGAAACAAATGTGTCAGGTAAAACAAACTCACTTGTTTCTTTCTTTTCTTCTTTTTCTATGTGTTCTTTAAATGCGACTTTTGAATTCTCTTTTGTCAGTTGCACACCAGTTGATCCTTTAGTGTTACAATCAACATGAAAACAATTCCAAAGTCTTTCAAATCCTGTATCAGTTACACTAAAGGTATTTGTCCTATGACATACAGGACAATCCCCACGATAACGCCCGTAAGATACAATATGTAAAGTTCCCACATAGTTTTTTATCCAACTAGGGTTTGTCATTTTTACCCAGATGTTTTTCGTAATAGGGTTTTAAATCTTCGTTTGAATAGATTTCAACTTCTTGTTTGTTCTGTTCAACAATTTTAAAATCACTAACAAATATATCCCTTTTATCATCTTCCCCTACTTCGTAAGGTATAAATATATTTAGTCGTGCATCTGGTTTACACTTTTTAAGTTCTTTAATTAATTCAGCTACTCGCATAAATTTTCCCTTTCTATATTTGTCAGCATTATAATCACGGATAAATTTTATTGTCAACAAAATAAATAATTTGACACAATTTTTAATCTATGGTATGTGTGTGAAACCCGTTGGGTGATATACCCCACTAGGATTAATTTAAAAATAAATAATAAAATACTTTACACACAAACTAACACGGAGTATAAATAATTATGACTATAAGTGTAACTAAAACAAAATTAAAATACATACTTAAAAGCTATGTAGATGAAGAGGGATTTGATGCAGATGGTATAGGTGACTATACTTATGTTGCTGAACGATACCAAAGCTTTGATTCAAAAGAAGAGATATTGTCGTATTTACAAAAAAATATTTGGTATGATGATAGGAAAACTAAACCTAATTTTAATACAATAAAAGAATATTGTGATACATTTGAATTTGAATTGTTTGAGAGGACAGAGAAATATGACTAGACCAAACAAAATACTTTCTGAAACAATGTCATACAATTTGACAATAGAAAAGAAAGATCACAAAGAATTGAAAGAGTATTCAGCTAAAGAAACAGAACGCTTTAATCAACAGATAAGCGTTGCTGACTTAATACGGACTTCTGTTAAGTTATATCTTGACGATTTAAAACAAGTTTACGAGGAAAACAATGGAACAAGCACAAGTAGAGATTGAACAACGCCAAGATGGTAACTGGATAGTTTACGCAAAATTGTCAGCAGTAAGAATAGGATTAGAAAGTAAAGAATTTGTCAAAAATGGAAACAGAATAGATTATCGTAAGTGGATAACTTGTTTTGTCGCCAAGACACAAAAAGCTTGTATTGAATGGCAAAAGAATAACAAGACTAGACTAGATAAGTTAAGTCAAAAATATTCTGTGAATGTCAAGCAATATAAGGAAAGCACAAGTTAAGTGCATTTTTATTTTTCTCCAATAAAAAGGGCAATCTTTGGGTTGCCTTTTTTTTTAGTTGACAAGTTATTTTAATTAGTTGTATAAGTTTCCCTGTAATAAATATTTTTAATGAAAGGGGAAATGTTATGTCACCAAAATATAAAACATGGGAAGATTGGGCAAAAAAGTATTATGGTCAATTAGTCGGTTGCACCATTAAAGAATTTAGAATTGAGAACGATAGTGAAATTGATGAGGGTTTTGATAGTCAGTTTCCAGTTTTTATTCTAAAAAAGAAAGGGTATAGAGATTGCAAAGTTTCTGTTTCTCAAGATGAAGAGGGAAATGGAAGTGGTTTCTTATTTATAGAGGACAATAAACAATAGGGGAATAGATAATGAATTGGTTAAATTTATGTAGTGGGGGCGAAACTGGTCGCCAAGCAGTAAAAGAGTTGGGATTACCAGTAACTAACTGGTTTTCATCGGAGATAGATAAGTTTGCTATCAGGGTCGCTAACGACAATCACAAAGATATAATGCAAATAGGTGACATTTGTAATGCACTTCACAATACACGAACATTGAAGATAGATGTCATTCTATGTGGTTCGCCTTGTCAGGGTTTTTCAGTCGCAGGTAAAGGGTTGAACTTTGATCACCCTCAATCAAAATTATTTTTTGAGTTTCTTGAGATATACAGATACCATTATGAACGCAATCCAAACTTAAAATTATTATTTGAAAATGTAAGAATGAAAAAAGAATGGCAAGATACTATTGTTAATATGTTACAAGAGATTAACCCAAACTTAAAATTACACATTATTAATTCATCTATCGTGTCAGCACAGAATAGGGTGCGAATGTATATCACGGATTTTGATTTTAAGATACCTGAAGATAGAGGTATTAAACTTAAAGATATAGTTGAGTGTGGTTGTGTAGATAGGGAGAAGTCTTATTGTTTAGATGCTAACTATTGGAAAGGTGGTAATTTAAAGTCTTATTTTGAAAAGTCACGCAGACAATTAGTGTTCGGAGATGGTTGCAAACAAGTTGGAATTGCTGATCTAAATGGACATGATATACTCAAGCGTGTCTATTCAGTTGAAGGAAAGTCACCAACATTAAATACTTGTGGTGGTGGTAATCGTGAACCAAAGATACTTTGTAAACCCGCTTCAATTACTGGTCGTAGATTAGACAAACAAGGCATACGCAAAGATAACGATTTGTCAATTCCAATAACACAAACATTAGAAGTTTCAAACAAAGATAAATCTCGTTGTCTATCTACAATAACCAAAGATGCAGTTGTTTCACCACTACCAGTTGGTCGTTATCCAGATGCGTATGAAAATAATTCTTTACAATGGAGAAAATTGTCTGTAAAAGAATGTTGTCGGTTGCAAACATTACCAGATGACTATTGTAAATCAGTTAGTAATAGTCAGGCATATAAGATACTTGGTAATGGTTGGACTAACGAAGTAATTAAATTCATTTTGAAAGGGGAAAAATAAATGAGTGAACAAATAAATAGTATAAAACATATGTTTTTGTTTTATGGTTTTTTAAAAAGTCCGTTGACAACAAAAAATATAGTAAGTCTTTTGTTAAGAGGAAAAACAAAAGATGAAATCTATGAAATAGGTTGTGATATTGTTAATTGTTGTAAATGGGGGAATAAATGAAAGTAAATGAAAACTATTATGAATGTAAGTTAGTTAGTGTAGGCGAACAAGCGGATAACATTATTAAAAAATTAAGAGATAAAAATCTTAAACTTACTACACTACTAGATGAAAAAAACAATAACATTCCAGAAGATTACAAACATGATTTGAAAGTTTATAAATCAAGAGTTGAAAATCTTGAACGGACTTGTCGCACACTTAACGAAACAATTAAATCAAAAGACTATCACATAGATGACTTGCTTAACCAGATAGGAAAAGACGAAGAAAACGCTGATAATAAAGATCAGGAGTATGTTGATTACACCGCTAAATTAGAAACACAAAATGTAGAGTTACAAAAAAAAGTAAACTATTTAGAAAAGATATTTAACGAACATAAATATGTATTTAGCAACATACCTAATAATGATTTTGGTAGAGGGTTTGTTGACAGATTAGAATACTATCTAAATAAGAAAAAGTATAAGTTAAGAAAGCGTGGACAATATCTTGTTGATGGAGAAGATTGGAGAAAATATCAAAGAGGTCAACCAATCAGCAAATCAAAATGTATTCGTGTCTATATAGATAACTTGGGAACATTAGATACAGCAGAAGGTTTTAATCTACAGGAGATTGATCTTATCCTAGATGGATTATATTATAGGGAAGATAAATGTCATGAGTTCATAGATAGTTGGGGTTACAAGGGTAACGAAAAAGATGAAGATGTTGTCAACGAAAAATCTACACTTAAAAAAACTTTGTCACTTATAAAATATTTTGAAGAAATGAAAACACACATAGAAGAATGTCAATCTAAAATGGGGGAGACAAATAATGTCACATAATGGAAATAGCAAAGTTTACGATCAGTTGTATGACGAGTGTTCGAGTATGACAATAGCAGATTTATCTTATTGGTTAGAAAAGAATGGCAAAGTTCTTTCTGTAGGTAAACTTGAAGACATAATAACTCTTTATTGTGAAACAGAATTTGACAATCGTTTTGGTTAGTGGTAGGTATCTATCTATCTTAATTTTTTAAAAAGGGGAAAATACAGATGAAACTATATAGCATACATTACAAGGGTGATGAAAATAACCCTAAAACTTTTGAGGGAGTTACTGATAACTTTGAAAAATGGTTAGAAGAACATAATTCTCGCAGAGAAAATCAAGAAGATGCAGATAATTTTGAAGTAGAAGAAATTGGATTGTGTTTGTATAACAAGGTAGTTAAAACTTTTAAAATCTATACTGATGACACAAGAGAGCAATTAGTTGGGAATGATATAGATACTGCTTTAGAAATACTTGAGAACAATGGTTATAGTGTAGAAGTGGAGTATGAAAATGAAAACATATAAAGTAATTCTTAATGAAACAAGAACATACGAAATTGAAGTTGATGCCAATAATTTAGAAGATGCAGAAACTAAAGCAAACAATAGGGTTAGTG